AGCCTGCGGTAAAGAAAGCACTACCTCAACCGACAGACTTTAGTCTTGTTGAAGCTAAGCTGAAAGATGCTTTATCGAAGACAATTAGTGATCAAGTAGGCGAATCTGATTATTTTCTACCTGGTGCATTTTCAATAATTAGAAACTATGTTGACTCAAGTAAGTTTAAAGCGAGTGAGCTTAAAAAACTAGATAAGCTTAATAAGCTTGTAGAAGAAGGAAATTTTGATGCAGCTTATAAATTAGAAGAAGCACTATATGAAATGGTTGATCATCTTAAGCCTGGTACTGCGCTTGATGTTTTGCATCAAGTAGTAACTGAGCATATCCCTCATGAAGATCTACCTCCTACATCGGTTGCGCACATTATTAAGCACTATGGAGAAGGTGATGTACCTGATAGTGTTATACATGATTATCTTGATACTCATCACCCAGATTATGATGAAGAGTCAGTTAACATGTATCTTAAAGACCCAAGCGGGTGGATACCTTAGTTAGATTTGCATAAGTTGCTTGGCTCGTTGCTTCGCCCTCTCCTCTGGCACTGAAGTCGCCGGTCTTCAGAAAAGCAACGAGCTTTTAGGGGCTCATCAGAATTCACGTATCTGGTGAGCCCTTCTTTTTATAGTTCACCACAGAAGGGTTGAATTGAGGTGCAGGGCGTCCGATACTTTCAATGCCTTGTGCTGTCATTACTCTAAAATCCGCCCATTTCTTTAGAAACTTAGGATCTTCAGTAGGTGGCACCCAGCCATACAGCTTACGCCATCTAATTGTGACGTCAGTTGACGCTTGTGTGTACACATAATTGTCACTTATTGATAAGCCATTTGATGTCTTTGTCATGCTATCCTCTGACGATGAGTAGTCAGTCTCTATCATACTTTGTTTTCGGATCACGTTGCTTCTCCTTAGATGCGTAGCGACTAAGGTTATTTTTTAGGTTGCATCTTTCGCAAACCCATCTAACAACCTTAGTCTTCTTGTACGTGCCACCTTCAACAGGTCGGTCTTGTTGACAAGCAGTACAAAATTTCTTCATCATTGAACAATATCGACTGTCTGAACTTGCGAATTATTCTTTGCTTCAGTTTCAGCTTTCTCAGCTGTAAACCGTTGTTCAAGGATCCAACTATACAGAGCATCGACTTGTTTGTGTGCCTGCGTGACTACACTATACAACACATCAGGCGTTGTTTGCTGCTGTATCTCAGAGATCACGTCGACAATTTTCTTATATGCTTCATCGTAGTTCATGCTTGACTCCTATTAAGGTTAGTAGATAACCATGCTCGAAGTGTGGTCATACCACCATCAATCAATACATGGTTTGAAAAATTTCGATACTTATCAGAAACAGCATGCGAAATAAAGTTTTTCATGATCAAGACTGCATAAGCATCTCGACCATAAGGAGGAATTGTTTTTGCTTCGTTACTTTCTATAAACTTAAAGTCAACAGATCGATATTCATTTTCAATCATTGATTCTTGGTCGTGACGAAGTCCGATAATAACAACTTTCGTTACGGGCTTTGGTTGTGACGCTTCGACATTCTGTTTTGCAATCTTAAAGCTATGCTCGAGCTCTGTAACTGCATTAACCATTTCTTTTTTAATGGCTACAGCTAGCTTTTTAGCAATTTCTTGTACAAATGCATCAACTGCATCTTGCAAAACAGGTTCATCAGGCTTGACTGGTTGAGGTTCTGTAGGTATATCTACTATTTCAAATGTAGATACTGGTGGTATAACAAGAAGTCTTTTCCTAAGCTCTTTAATTAAGTCAGAGCAGTATGCTGCATTTACAAAATTTCGACGCCTACTTACATCAAGTACTTGTTGCTGAGCTCGATTTAGTGCTTCTGTATGAGACACCGTATCAGTGTTCATTACACTCACTGCCCTAGCAAGGACCAACTCTCGTTCTGAATCAGTCCATCTGATTTTGGTTTGCTTTGACATAAGATTCCTCTACGCGCTTATGTAGTTCAAGATGATCTGCATGATTACAGAGATCAACCTTTAGACACTGCAAGATCTCAATCACATCATGAATAGCAACACCACATTGCATAGCTGTATGCGTTGCGGCATTGATAACAATACGTGCTTCATCTCGTGTCATACAAGACCTCTGCTATACATAAACTCTTTATAGGATTTCACGCTCCTATTAAGAGCTTGTTTGTGTAAGTTGTACATCTCAACAACTTGGTGCTGTGGTAGCATATACACAACAACTTTAGAAAGTACTTCAAGTGTGTGCTTAGACCACCGATCATGCTCATCAACAAATTCTAGAAATAGTTGTTTTCTGTCACGAAAGCTCATGTTTGCTAACACTGCTTGAAGTACATCCCATCGTTTCATTTTGTCACCGTATGTATGTGCTTTTTCTCGATAGCATCGATCTCACTTAACAAATAATCACGAATTGAAAGGTAAGAAATGCCGCCAGGGTATTCATCACGATGCAATGGATGATAGAACTGTTCTTCGCACCAGTCGAAGTTGTCATTCTTCTCATTAGGCGGAAAGATATTGGTTTTGCCTTTTGCACATTGCCGCTGATAAAACTGATCAGACTTGCGGAAATCAACCAGCCCTTTAAGGAACGGATAGCGCTTCAGAATTTCAAGCCATAGCTTCATAGCAATCACGTTATCGGCTGTGGTTTGTATCTGTTCATCGCCTCGCATGATACAGTAACCGATTAAGTCCTTGATTGTGCATCGAACCATATAAAAATGCTCAAAGTTTCGAGGCATAATTGTACGAGCATCTAACCCATGGACCAGCCCACTATCAAGCATGTCTACATAGAGTTCGCGAGCCATTTCTGTAATCTGTCTGTACCGCTGATAGAACTTTTCGTGCGCCATGATACCGGGCTTGACAACGACACGATCGTCACGCATATCTCTATCACCATGCACTTGGGCCGCAAAGCTGAACAACCGATGTCGGATTAGATGAGTAGTGTCAATCATATCCATGCCATTTACTGACCAGGTGATGTTAATCGTTTCCATGGCAGTAGGTAGCAGTTCATAACGGAAAAGCTCATCAATGGTTTGATCAATGTCTTCTTCTGGGAATGTCCATTGGATCTTATCGTTCCATGTGTTCATTAGAAACACAGAAATTGTCTTGCGGAACTCTTCAACCGTTGGTGCATGCACAATCTGAACATCAATTGCTTCTAGCTGGTTGACAAATTCAGCAGGTGCTAATGGCTTGCCGAACTTAAGAGTTGTATGCATCTTTTGCAGATGCGGCATTTTGTCTTTAGTTACCTTTGGCATTTTGTACTCCAGCATAATGTTGTTCAACAAGTCTTGCGTAACCGGCAATATCTGTCCAGCTGTCAATATGGTCAGGCGTGACGCTAAGACGAGATAATTTCATAATGATCTTAGAAAAGAAAATGCGCTCAAGCTCACTAAGATATGTACCATGCTGCTTAAAATGATTTGCGTTTAATAGCTTAAGAATTTCTGATTCCAAATAAGACCCATCTGTAAAATTGCCGTATACATTGCCACGTTCTTTTAGTACTTCATCAGTTGTTCGCATCTTTTATTCTCCATTTTTCTAATTTCTCCTCTATCTTATCCATCCGGGTTTTACTATTAATAAACACTTCTTCCATGTACCCAGTGTTGCCTAGGTTCATCTCATTCATTGCATACTGATAACACTGCAATGCATCTGCATAATGCACAACCAATGACTCAGGTGATTCATGGTCATACATATGACAATAAGGCTGTATTGACTCAGGAAACGTACTGATGATGGTTTCCTCAGCTTTCTTAAGTGCTTGTGCCACTTCAGGGTGCCGCTTCTTTACATAGTGGTTCACATCACTAATTTCCATCTCAGCAAGATCATGGCACAGTGCAATCTTAACAGCTGTATTTGTATCAAACATCCACACATCACGAAGTAGTAACACTGCCAATGCCACAAAATAGCTATGAGTAGCTACACTTTCAGGGTGTAGTACAGGCTTCATGCTATATCGCTTTGTGTGCTGTAGTGTATAGCTACTCATAAAAAAGCGACTAATCTCATCAAGCTTACTCATAGTCCATCTCCTCACCCCAGTTCTTTTGGTGAAAACCTTTTTCAATATATTCAATAAGAGCATCACGTAATTGGCCAACAGTTCTAACAACAGAACCGCTAGCACCTAGCATTAAATTAAATTTCTGACCTTTTTTGCCGCTTAGCCAGACGTAAATAATTGGAATGCCTTTTGCATAGCAGTAACCTGCTTCAAACATTGTGCCAGGGTCTTTGCCATCAGTAACGCAAACAAGCAGTTTTGTCTTTTCCAGCGCTTTGACGTTAATGTCAAGTACTTCTTCAGGCGTGGTAATGCCTGGCGTATACATGCACTCATCTTTAGGGCTGAAATACGGATAATCCAGCTCTTCAATTAGAAATCGAATGTTATTAATAATCGTGGTTTGTTCCACGTTGAAGAACGGACCGGCAATATAGATCATGTCATCTCCTAAGTAAACATTTTCATTATACAATGCGAGTATGATAAGTAAACATATTTATTTACTCTTTATTTGTTGATGCGTAGTCTCTGATTGCCGTCATGAGGCTTTGCTGTGTATTGTCTTTAGATTCGACTGCTTTGACAATAGCCTCGTCAATTGTTTTCTTGGCGATAATGTTGTGGACAATAATGTTATTTCTCTGCCCTTGGCGCCACAAACGTCTTATAAACTGATCATGGTGCTCTAATGACCACGTATTACTGAACCATATCACTGCATTCCCTGCACCTTGCAAGTTAAGCCCATGGCCTGCGGACTGAGGATGTGCCAGAAGGACAGGAATCTGGCCTGTGTTCCAACGTTCCACAATGTCCATTAGCTCATCACCAGTGACACCAGAACCAATCACAGCGGCATCTGGGAATAAACGTTTAAGCCTCTTAAGATCATGTTGGAAATGAAATGCAATAAGGCATGGTTGCCCTTCTAAGCCGTTTACTAGCTCTTCGACTGCTTCTAGTTTGGCCTCATGAATCTCACTGATTTCTTTTTCTGGCCCGTCTAGATAAACAGCGCCATTTGCAATTTGTTGGCATTTGCCAATTGCAACAGCAGCCGTT